GAGATCGTCAAGTCAGCCTGGGTGGAGGAAACGTTGGCCCCCGTACGAATAACCTGGTCCAACAAGTCAATCGTGTCCAGCGGCAACGGATACGTGCTCAGACCTGGAACCAACGTAATAGAGCCTTCTTCGATGGTCCACATGTTCAGGCCACGGTTAGCCCATTCAATGGTCATCAGGTTCATGGACCGGCGAGCTGTACGCAGGTCGTAACCAGTCCGCATCTCACGACCGGCACGCTCCCATGCTTCCTCGGCTAATTCCGTGAACTCAAGGTTAAATGCGGTGGTGCCAGTCGTGTAGCTCATTTCATTGCAGCCCGGATGTTATCGACCATGTTGGGATAAGGACGGCCAGCAGCCTTGGCAGCAGCTTTAGCTTTTGCCTTCTTGGCAGAGCTCAGCTTCTTGGGAGCGCCCAGGCTTTCAGGACGCGGCTTGCTCCAGACCTCACCACCCTTGGCATACTGGGTGAAGTCAGTGTCATCCCGGCGAGCTTTACGCTTTCCGCTGGGCATCTTAGAGGGGGCGATATCCCCCATGCCGCGACTGGCCATCATGTTATTTCCCCTTGGCGTAACCGCCGCCGCACATCACCATCGTGCCACGTGTCTTGCCACGCTCGGCAATACCATCTGCACGACGAGAAGCGGAAGAGATAGATCCACCGCCAGCCTTCTTCACAGGCTTTCTAGGGCGAGAAGAACCCATGTCAGGTTCCTGCGGGACGGGAACACCAGAGCCTTCCGTCCAAACGGAATCACCCTTGGTCTTTTTCTTTTCCAGTTCTTCGTCGTACATGGTCAGCTCCTTAGCACTTGCCGCCGCGCTTCATGCCTTTGGCAGAGCCAGCCATCTTGATGACTTTGCCCTGGGTCTTGCCCTTGGTAGCAACGCCATCGCGGCTGGGAGCAGCCGTCTTAACTTTGCCCATGGGGGTCGTCGGGGTTTTTTTCTGAGTAGCCATAGTTTCACCACCTTTTGAGAATTTGCGGCCTTTGTCCGCCTTGCTGAACTCTTGCCCCACAGACTGTGGGACGCCTGCTTTCTTCGCAAATGCCGGGCTATGGGCCACGGCTTCCATGAAGTTATGTTGTTTCTTGCTAACCGAGGGCACTTTTTTGCTCCCTGATAAACGCATCAATTTTGGTTTCCAGGCGGTCGATCCGGTCCAGAACCCGATTGATGTCGTGGTGAACATCCACCTTCGTCACATATTCCTTGGCTACCTCTTCCCTTGTCCGGTTCAGGAGAATCTGTAGCCGGGAGATTTCCTCCGACTTTTCCTTCAGATTCCAACCTAGTAACCCGAGCAATGTAGTCAGCAAGGCGTTCCACAACATCATTTCCATGATCAGATCATCCGGCCTTTGGTCTTTCCACGCTGGGCAATACCGTCAGCACGCTTGGAAGCAGATCCAACCTTACCGCCTTTTTTCATGCCGGCAGCAGACTTGATCTTGTTAATGATGCCATCGTCATCAGGAGCCTCAACGCCACGAGCTTCACGCTTGTACTGGTCACCCAGCTCGCTTACCTCTTGAGCCAGGCGAGCCGATTCTTTACGAGCTGCAGGCTGGCCAGCAATGGCTCGGAAGTTGGACTCCTGCATGTTCTCGCGGGAAGGACGTGCATTGGCCAATGCCGCCATCTCTTCCAGATCAGCAGCACGGTCCTTAGCCTTGGGGCCGTAGCGCTTCAAATTCTCTAGGTACTTAGGATTAGGCATATTGGTCCTCAACATTTCCAAGCCCGCAGGCTTTTATTGATCCTTGAATCCGGGTCTTTGGCCGTCTTCTCGGAGGTTAACTTCTTCTTCATCCCTTCCATGCGGGCGCAGAAAGAGTCTCGGCGTTTGCCGCCTTCCGGCTGGGGAGGTTTCAAGTTCATCCCCTGCTTTTTGGCAGAGGCGCGACCCTTGGCGTTCAAACCGCCCTTGGGATTCTTGCCTTCCTTGCGCTGCCATGCTGGTGACTTAGCCATTTGCAACTTTCAGTTTGGGCGTGCAGTACTCAGCAATAAGCGGCTTCAAGGCATCTTCCTCGAAATTGCGCTCAAACTCTTCAGTACCTACGTGCGGCAAGCTGATAGTTGGATCCAGAAACACAGTGAAGCCCTCGGCCGTAGCACGGTCGCAGAACAAATAGTCCTCGCCGTAGTACTTGCCGTTGTACACGCCAAAGTCAAAGATGGCGTGTTCATCACGGTTCTTGACGTCATTAACGTAGCGCCACTCAGGATGGTTCTTCGACATCGTCTCCAGGACGTGCCGCTGGATCATCATGAACCCGGTGCCAATACGTCGGATCTGCAACATGCCGTTGTTGTCAAACACAAGCTGGTTGGTGTCGTCGTCCACATGGATGTCCATGAAGAAGCAACGATCTGCCCCACGGCGTGGATACACACCAGCGGTAATGTCCTTGCCCTGGCTCACAGCCAACAGGCGCAAAACAGCATCAGCAGTAATGATGACGTCAGAGTCAACGAACAACAGCGTGTCTGCATCTGTTTCTAGGAAGTCTGCCACCAAAGCATTGCGGGCCTTGGTGATCAGAGAACAGCCAGAGATATGGCTGATATAAAGCGTCACGCCAAACTTGGCGGTCTGTGATGCTAATTGCGTCAAAGCAATAGCCGTCTTGATGTTCAACCGCCCGTCATAAGCCGGGATGGCAATCATCAATTTACGACCGTTTAGGTCAACAGGACGCTTTTCTTCAACCATAGAAAGCTACCGCAGTACAGCTTGCGCCAACAGTAATCACCAAGCTGTTTTGAACCACAGCACCTTCTCCAGGAAGAATGATGTAGCTGGCATCAGCAGCGGCGATCGTAAACGTAAAGAGGGTTGTTGCGCCGTCTTTAACAGCAACAGAGCTTGCAGCAGAGGCGCTGTAATACAGGCCCTTCAGACGAGTACGCCCGTTGTACGCAGTAGTGTCAGTGCCTGCAGGACAACTAACGCCTTTGACATCAGTTTGCATTGCCATAACTAATCTCCTGTTAAACGGGGGCCGTAGCCCCCAAGGTTAATTAGTTCTGGTTGCCAACAGGATAACCAACGCCGTCAGATCCACGGACAGTGTAAGCCACGCTCAACACACCAGCAGAGGCGGCAGTTGCAGTAAAGCTCAGGATGGCATCCGTAGCGCCAACGTTAGACATCGTGCCAACGTTAGCAGCGGTAACAACCAAGTTGTTCAAACCGGCAGCGGTAGACAACGTACCAATAGTGGTTCCACCAACGGTAACGTCAGGAGTTCCTGCAGCGCCAGTCGTCATGTAAGACTTAACGTCGTGGATGATCGAGCCAGCGGGAATCATGACGGTTACAGCGGAACTGGCCACCAGAGTGACTTGTTGCGTAACAAGAGTTGCACCAGTATTGCGAACGGTGCCAGCAGTCGTGCCGGTGGTGTCTTTGACGGTGCCCAGCAACCAGGGGCCCAGGTGAGTTGCGAATCCCATGATGGGTTCCTTTCATGCGTTGTAGTGTGCCAATCTGCATGACGTCGGCCGGGACCGTTTGACACACCGGAAAGCCCGGA